AGTCCTTTAGTCTTCAGTTCACTTATCAATCGAGGCTCACTGTTATCGCACACTATAAGCTGTTTTCCTGCGATTCTACGGCACATCTCGAATATGTTGGAGGTGGACATACCTGCCTTGTAGAAGTGCTCTCTAATCCATATTATTTTGCGTGTCTTGTCTATTGCAATTTCAGTTAAAACTGAGGGGTCTGTGGAAAATCCGAAATCCAAGCCAAAGATTGTGTCCTGATTGTTGTCGAACTCTCCAATGCGCCAGTGAGTAAAGATAACTCCTTCCGCTCTATCTAACCAGCCACCTAATATCTGGTGCTTATATTTATCTGGTCTTCTGGTTCTCATATCCTCTACTTGCGCCACAAATGATTCAGACAAGTGTTTCTTATTATCTAAGTATGTAGTGTGAACATAATTCACATTCTCCTTCTCTCCATTGTGTCCATCAGGAATACCTCTGTTCTGAAAGAACCTCTGATATATCCAGTGTTCTTTTGTAGTGGGGTTTAGAATTAATATACATCTGTTCTGCGTACCCATCGCCCTTACAGAGTAATCTATCTTATCAAATGATTCTTCATCTGTAAGCTCCTCCGCCTCATCCAATACAAACGTAGTAACACCCTGAATGGACTTTAGCTTTGCAGTTTGGTCTCCACTGGCGGTTTTGATACCACTGAAGAATATACTACTCCCTGTAAGATTGTTTATGATTTCAGTCTTTGTGACAGTAAAGTTACCGCCAATACCCATAAGGTCTAACTTCTCCAGAAACTCTGGTATAATCGACATACTTGCCGAAGTCATTGTATATCGAGTGAAAAGTATCTTATGCCCTTTTTCGTAAGTGAGTAATACTAAGAATGTATTTACCGCAAAAGACTTTCCGCTACCTCGCCCACCAGTACAGATATGGTATCTGGATTGAGACTTGAATAACGAATGATACTTTGGATTAAGATTAACATTCTTCATTACTCAGTGATAGGTATAACGCTACAGAACGAACATTGCTCCTCGCATCTATCTCTACCTATCTCATACTCAACACAATCAAACTCCTTCTTATCAGTGAAGAACGGAGAATAACTATTCTTTATTTTCTTTGCCATCATCTTGTATTTCAGCGTCAATATCAATAGTCTTCTCTGGGTCTAAAAATGAGATTACAGGAATGTTCACTTCCTGTTTTACATTCAAATCTTTTTGTTCTTTCGGTTTACCATACTTATACTCCCACAGTAGGCGTAAGTGTGGGAAGGAATCTTTACTCATATTTGCAAGAGCTTCCCACGCTTTCTTCTCACTACCAAAGGCACGTTTCATTGACCCAAGAGCAAAGTTCTTTATCTCCTCTTCTTTCGCTTTTGGCTTACGCCCTTGCCCTCTTGATATACCTTTGACCGCTCCATTATTTCTACGCCCATCAGAATACTTGACGTGCTCTTCTTTTACGATAGTGGGTTGGTTTGTTTTTGGCTCTGGTTTCTTTGGAGTTGGTTTAGGTTTAGCTTTCGCCTCAGCCTCTTTACGTTTCTTATCAGCTAACCACTTTTGAGCCTTAACGCTTATAACATCCTGTTTCTTAAACTCTTGCTCGTCAGACATACACCATCTTTAATTAAAGTAACTACTTTTTCTCTTCGGTGTTTTCTTCTTTGGGTAGCTTATCAATTATCGCCTGAATCATCATATAGAGATTAGAAGTAGCTTTTTCTAAATTAGCTATCCTTTGAGCCTGAGTCCATTTTTTACTCTTCATAATCTTTAAATATAAATTCTATATACCAAAAGGCAAAGTCTATTATAAGTGCCCTGTATTCGATATGGTAGTTTGTTATGGTAATACCAAAAGCTAAGTGTTGATATATACTACCTGTCCTTATTTTCATTGGTATGACACTATATTGGAGTCATATATTTTAGTCTGCTGGTTAGCAGCCTTAATCTCTTGTTTAGCTGCCTCAGCTAAGAAAGTAAGTTTTTGAGTTATCTGCTCAACCTTATCTTTAGGTAGGTCATCAATAATATCAGATATCTCCTTACACTGTCTTACAAGTTTTCTTTGCGCCCTCAGTTTAGATTCAAGTATTTTATTCTTTAAGTACACATCTGAAATAGCATCGTTCTGCAAACTAATTTCTCTTGTGTAATCATTTAGTACAGAGTGAAATCTATCTCTCAACCATTCGTCTTGTTCAAATATATTATCAAACTTATTGATTGCACTTAATATAGTGGCGTGATTCTTTTTGAACATCTTACCTATCTTACTATAACTATGTTTATGAAACTTCTTTAAAATCTTATACATAATCATTCGTGCATATACATATTTTCTTTGCCTCGTTTCCTTCAATGGGTCAGCTTTGCAGTGCTGTTGTGTTATATCTCTTAATGTATCAAAATCAGTATTCATCTAATTCCTTTTTAAATAGAACGTAAGCATTCGATAGACCTTGACAAGCCTCATAGTTCTCCTCATCCTTGAAGTGCTGGAGTAGATACTTTAATTCATCTACCTTCAGCACTCCCATTCTGAGTGACAAAAGAATGTCGTTCTTATATTCTTCTATTAATAATTTATAATCGTCTTCAATCAAAGTGTGCCTCGAATAGTATAGTTGTGCAATTCATTCATACCATTCTCTATCTCATCCGTATATACTTGAACTGCTCTCTCTACTAAACTTGCGCCTAAGTTATAAAATTCTTCGGAAACATCAAAGATTCCGATGTCATAAGTATCTTTATTTATCGCCAGATAATATATATCTTTATAATCCACATCGAATAACTTGCTGTAGATATAGGCTTGACACATATACTTGTACTTCTTTGCGCTCCAATGAAACTCATTCATATCGCTACTGGTCGTCTTTAAATCAACCATACGCCCTGAACCTAAAACATCTGCTTTACCTCTGAAGGGTTTACCAAACATCATATTCATTGATGGCACTTCTTTATCAGTGCCTTCTAATAATTCTCTAGCGTATTTATTATCGTGAATCGCCTGAGCCATATACATAGCTGAGTCGTGCTCTTTCATTGTATAGCTCTCTGAGTTCTCGCTAAGTGCCTCTTTAAATGCTTTGGTGTTTCTACTCTGTACATCTACAAAGTTTAACTTATCGAACTTCTCTGGCTCTAAAACCGCCAAGTGAACGAGCCTCCCCTGCATAAGAGCAGGGGTGTCGCTCCGTTGTCTTAATGATTTTAAGTAAGCCTTTGGAGAATCCAAAAGTGTCTTTACCGAACTACTGCTAAGAGCGTACTTTCCTAAGTAACCATAGTAGAACTCATCACTATCCATCTCTTTCAGTATTTCATCGTATTGCCAGAACTTTCCATCCAGCGTCATTATTGTATGCTTCATATCCAAGTGTGTGGGTGAAAGTGATTAAATATACCCCACAAAGTTTTTCTTATTTCCTCTTTGCGTTGCTTGTATTCTTCTGTCTGCATATAAGCCCTCTCTTCTTGAGCCTCATAGTATTGGCGTTCCATATCCTCATAGAACTTTCTTTTACCATCGTCTTCAGCTTCCTGCTGTTGTCTCTCAATAAACTTTATAAACTCTTCTCCTGATTTTCCCATTATCGTATATATTTAATTGTGTATTTAATAAACTTCTCTATCCAGTTAAGGGATTTCCTTAATGGTGTCTCTACTCCGTGATATATAACAAGTAGTATAGTCTCTAAGCAAAAGAACACAATAAGTGTTACAATCGCTATAGATACTCGTAAAAGATTAAGGGGGTGTAATATAATTCTCTTTATAATCATTCGTACTTGATTTGAGTACAAATATATAAAAGAATTATTTAACAAACAAAATTGTTAATTACTTTTTAGGATTGAATTGCTCTTTAAAGATTGTTTGGCAGACACTATAACGCTGGTCTCTATTAGGAAACTCCTCTCCCATTTTAGCATTACCCATACATCTCTGAATGAAGTCTTTGTTTTTCTCGTATTTCTTAGGTCGTAGTAGTGGCATCAGAATTTACATTTAGGACAATTCCATTTATATCCTATCCTATTTAAGTAACTAACAAGTTGAGGTTTGTTTTCAGTTGCTATCCATTTCCCATTATGGTAAAATGCTGTAACATAACATTCGCCAAGAGGAATGTCTTTTGTATCATCATAGAATTCGTGCTCTACTTTTAGAACACAAGACTTATCAGTGTGCCAAGAGTCACAAATCCTTTCCAGTAAAAGTCTTTGCCCTACAGGAATCTTGTTTCCAGATTTCTTAATCTCCATTAGAATAAGAATCTCATTATCGAATTCAAACACCGCATCAATATCTGTAGGGTGTATCTTTCCATTTTGTACGCCAGTAAAATCTATTGTTTGGCGAACTTCTTTTGAATTCCTAATCAAACTGTTTTGCGTACTCTGCATAAACCTTATATAATTTATCGTGAATAGTATTTATGAAACAGGGCGTACATTTAGTGGGTTTAGCTTTCTGACTAAACACTCTATTGTATATAGCAATAAGTCTCTTTTGCTGGTCGCCAGTAATAGTGTTAGGTCTCTTTGTAAAATACCAGTGTAGAAATTCAAACTCCTCTTCATTCAGACATTCTGGTTTGGCGTAGGGAAACATCCGATTCAGAATATCCTTGCGCTCATCACAACCGCAGTCCTCTCCCAAAGCCCACTTAGCGATTTTATCTACGCCTGTAGCTTTAAATACTTTTTCTACAGTATCTCCTAATCCTTTACTCTTTTGTACGCTTGTATTCTTCGTAGGCTTCTTCGAGCTTTTTCCTGATTTCTTTTTTTGCATTTGATAACGTATTAAAAATTGAACTCAATGTTATTTTTGTTTCACTCGATATATCTCGCATAGACATATCAGTTCTGTAATATAATTCAAACATCTTTCTGTCGTACCAATACCAAGTTTCCATAACAGAATCGACATTGTTAAATACTTTCTCCAGATGTTCTTTTTTAGTCGCCTCCAGATACTTTGGTATTTCAAACTCCTT